ATTCATCATCGCTTACAGCGATGGTGTTACCACCGTTGTGGAACACGAGTCCACTCACTACAAGCCTTGGGACTTGCTCGGTTTGTTCGGTGAAGAGAAAGTAAGAACTTACACTCCGGTCGAGGGATATCTATACACTGAAGAGAACAGGCAGATTCTCGTCACCATTGTAGGATTCTACTTCGGAACCGCAGTCAGAGGAAAGTAAAACTAAATGCAACCACCCAATAGAAAGTCGTGCTATAACTTTAGGGTTACTGAAATCGTCAAAGTCCTTGACGGTGACACCATTGACGTTATAATTGATCTCGGATTTGATCTTTACAAGAAGGAGCGTGTTCGTATCGCAGGTGTTGACACACCCGAAAAGAGAACACGGGATCTTGAAGAGAAAGCACTCGGAGAGGATGCCACCAACTGGTTGAAAGAACAACTCGACGGTGCAATCTCTGGTGAAGATGATTTGGTGATTCGCACCGAACTGGTCGGTGGGATGGGTAAGTATGGTAGGCTCCTTGGTTGGCTTTACATCGGTGACGAAACCGAATCAATCAACGAGCGAATGATTCAACAGGGATATGCTTGGGAATACGATGGTGGAACCAAGAAGAAAGATTTCCAAGAACTTAGAGAAATAAGAGGTATTGCATGAGCGAAAATAACGAAAGCGTTGTCTTGAAAAGAATTTGTATCTTTTTCATCGGTTTGGTAATCGGTTTGGTTGCTGGACATAAGCATGGTGAGAATGAAATGAAAGAGCGTTTCCACGACAGAATAATGAAGAAAGCAGATAAGCCTGTGCTTCTTGAAAAAAGAAAGAAGCGACAAAAACTTCGTGAGCAAAAAGAGAAAACGGAAACACCAAGAGTGAGAGTGCCACGGTGAGATATCTTTTAGTTCTGTTGTTGGTGGGATGTGCGAGCGTCAAAAGTGTCAAGCAACCATTTGTTGACATCGGTATCGACGGACAGCCGCAAATCATTCACACTTTAGACTCGGCATCTGAGCCAATTAATAATACAAATGTAATTTTTGGTGCTGGTGATGCTTTGGGATTGCAAACATATGAGGAGATCGAACCCTCAAAAAAAGTTATGGACCCGTGGTTATATTTGGATGGATTGCTACTCTATTAACTGCGGGTTATCTTGTTTGGTGTGAATTCTTTAAAAGACGGTCATAGACCGTCTTTTTTTCTCATCATATGAAAAGTCTTACAGATGTAGTAAGCATCAACGATATCGGAGATTGGATTTGCCACCTTGTTTCCGACTGGATTGATATTAAAGAATCCATATAGTGATTGACCTGTTTCTTCTTTAAATGCCGCATACATGTCAACCTTGTTTGCGTTACCTCTACCAGTAGCGATCTTTTTCGGTTTGCTAGGTGGAAGAATGGTGTAAGGTATGCGAGACTCCCAGAGTTTGTATTTTAAAATTCCAGTGTTCTCTGCGATGTGAAATACTCTACCTTTTGCGTTGTAGGCATAACCCTCGATTGCCACATCCTCACACCCAATCACTTTATCAACAGCCCACTCAGAGATGCTCTGATACCGTTGGCACTCCTCGTCAAAGCCACTGTTAAAAGTCCCATGAATGTTTATGTCAACCGTCTTTGCGTGCTTGCGAACATCACTCAAGAAGTAAAACAAACACTTGTCATAAGTGAACCTATCAGTTTGTTCACCAGTGAAAACACAGATCGCAGGACATGTTAAAGAATAGTCAATACCAGCAATAGCCATAATACCTCCACATGGTATTTATGTAAAAAACCCCCAGCCAAAGCCGGGGGTTTTTTTCTGATGGCAATAGGTATCAGAACGAGAAGCGAAGTCCGAAGCGAACTCCTTCGTCACGGTCATCATATTCAGCAATAGCCGCAACACCATCTCTAAACTCACACTTACCACCAACGGCAAAGGTGGTTTCATCAAGATGATCGTATTCAACACGACCATACCCAGAGTAAGTATCTTCGATGGTAAAGACAACACCCTGTGCAACAGCAGTCCAGTCACCGTTGTCATCAGTGTAAGAGATGAAACCCTTTTCATCAGAGATGTCAAGAGTCCAAACATCAAGTTCTTCACCGATGAAACCGAAACCCAAGGCTCCGAGTTCAACACGACCAGAAACGGTTGAGGAATCACCATCGAACACATCGTCACCGACGACATCAATAGCGAAAGAAGCATCACCGGCTTCTCCACCAAACGAGACACCCTCGACGAAAGCATCGTAGCGGTCAAACACGGTGGAGTTTGTCAATCCATAGGTGTAACCAAAGGTCGATGTTGCCAGTTCGGCACTAAAGTTTCTTTGGAAACGACCAACGGTGACATCAAGTCCACCAAAGTCTGCACCGACGTATGCTTGGAAAAGTCCAACATCGTCGAGGTTATCAACGGTTTCAAAAGCGAAACCGTAAACAGCACCTTCAGACTCACCGAAAGCACCAAAGATCAGTCGAGTATCGAGAGTTTCGACATCATCGACGATAGAAACGGCAGTCTGTCCCACACCGTGGAACTCGACATCACCGAATCCAGAGAGGGCAGAAAGCCCGATTGATAAAGCAATTGAATTCATATTAGCCTCCAACTCCAGTTACGAGATCAAATACTTTTTCCACAGCATCGACAAACCAAACCACACCGTCCCAAGCGAAGGGAAGAAGTGCAAAGGTAACGAGCATGGAACGGCAGATACCGAACCGACCAAGAAACTTGGTCACGCAGTCGTGTCCACACGATGTGGAGCAACTCTCATTAGGGGTTTTTGTAGCCATATAATTCTCCTTATGTTGGCTCAAGAGGTCAGATCGACGACCTCACATGAATCACCTGAACAAGCAAATGTTTGAGTCCCAGATGTATTGTCTGTTTCCTCATAACTTGCAAGTTCAGACCAGTCAACTCCGACTGGCATCTCACTTAATAGGTTTATGTAGGTTTCCTCATCACATTCTTGATAAGGAGCCTGACGATAACTATGATCGGAATGTGGGAGGAAAGAAATACCCGACACTTGGTCGAAATATTTCCAAACCCACGATCCAACCTCCATCCACTCGTCCTCCTTGACGGTGATGGTGACAGATGGTTTATGCTCACACCAGTAGTTTTGGTATGTTCTCCACATTTCAAGTTGCTCCAGTGCGGTCATGTCAGAACGACATGTAGCATTTTCTGGGGATTTAATGGGGAATGAGAAAACCATCGTATGATCCGGTTTCATAACACACGGTTCAGCAGGGAATCCCTTGTCAATCATAAATTTGCACAGGGGATCCTTGATGTCCGCTCTGACCGTCCGGATGTAATATGGGCTATGTCTCGCATGAATACCTGAAGCAGCGTCAACGAGTTGTGAGACCGTGCCTGAGGGTTTCACGCAAGTCACCGAAACGGACTGGTTGATACCAATCTTTTCAGCGAATTGTTTGTTAACATTGACAGACTCAACTCGAAGATCCGTGAGCAATTCAGCGAGTCCCAGAACCTCTCCATTCGTTAACGGACAATCCATGATTCCCGTCAGAGACACACCGAGCAATCTTTCCTCTTCACAGTTCTTCTTCCACACGGAGGAGAGATACTTGAAGTTTGTCAATGTAGATTGCCAAGTTCCCAAGATTGTTGCGAGACGGACCTTTCGCATGAGGGACTCTTTGTCATCGTCAACCCGAATGACAACCTCCGAAAGATTGCAGAATTCTTTGTCTCGTAAGATAATTTCGGAACACGGATTTGTTCCGAATTCATAATTTGAGTTACGACCAACATGATCGTCACCACGAAGTTCTTGAACAGATGCAACTTGATCCACCGCTGCCTTTCTATTGAACATACCCCGCTCACCGGACTTGCTCTTGTAGAGCGAAACCCATTCATCCATGAAAGTGCCAATCTCGGGACGTTCTTTGTATGCGACTGAGTTGTTTGCTAACGCTCTCTGAGGATTGGCATCCCACCACTGTCCGGTCTTTGCATCACGCATTCTTTCATCCGTGAGAGAAGAGAGAGAAATCAGGGCAGAGCGACGAACCCCACCAACAACTACAATTTCAGCAATTTTACAGACGATATCGTGGACTTCGATTGAATTAAGTTTGCGACCTGCGGCTTTACTGAAAGAATCCACCGTGAATCGGAATAAGTCCTCAAGGGGTTCTGGTCCAGACGCTCGACCGCCGAATGTCTTAAGTCTTGCTCCAGCAGGTCTAACTTTTGACAAGTCCCATTTTGGAACTTGACCGTTAACGAGTAGCGAGACGAGTTCACGATATGCTTTTGCCCAACCAAGTTTGCTGTCTTGGACAACAATTGTAGTGTGACTTTCGCTAAATTCTTCAGCGAGAGTGGGTAACTTGTTGACAAAATCTCTTTCAACACTGAATCCGACTCCTGTTCCACACATAAGAACATACAAAATCTCATCAAACGATTTAAGATTGTTCATTGCAACGAATGAACAATTGTATCCAGCGACATTCTCTCGTTCCAAAGCGGTGCCTGCGGTCATCAATGCACGCATAGATGGCATCACCTCAAGGTTAAGAACCGCTGATCTAAGTTCTTCCACGACTTCTTTGTCTTCCACATAATTATGATTGTCTTTCAGATGTTTTTCAAAGAAGTCAAAGTAGCGATCTACTGTTTCTTCCCATGTTTCACGACGATTTTCATTCTCTAACCACCTGCTATATCGACTAAGATGGATAAAGTCCTGATAAGAACTTGGTAAACTCATATATTGTTTTCTCCTGTTTTGCTGAATTGTCTCTTATGTAGTTCAGTTTGTCAAGTGTTTCCACGAAACTGGAAAATAAGGTTCAATGATTTTTCCGACAGCGTTTGCATACTCACGAATCTCCCACTGAGCATGATCGTCCTTGCGTTGCTTGTAGAATCGAGCGTAAGCGGCAAGTGATCCAGTCCAATACCACTCGGTATACATTCCTTGTGGGAGAATAAATCGTGCTTGTTCTGGTGCGATTCCTTGTTCGATTAAATGATTGTAGTTGTTTAACGCTTCAACACAAACATGATCAAAAGCCATACTATAAACATTGGCTTCGACTTCATCTTTCACAAAATCTTCGCTACCTTGCTTCGCACCGTCTGTTGGTTTGCTTCTCCACACAGGATTGTAAAACTCTGGTTCATAAGAAACATAGCGACGGCTGATCTCATTCTCCACGAACCCTTGTTTGTGTTTGAAGAATTGTGTGCGAATAGAAACAGGTGCTTTGACTCGTAGCGTGATCTGCGGGTGAGCAAAGGGTGTCCAGTGTTGATGCTTTGCAAGATAACGAATAAGTTTCTCGTCTTTCTCTTTCAGCACCCTAACATCATCTTTGTTGTAAGGACAACTTTTCAAACGCTCGATGGCATCAAAGTCAAGCCCCCACTCAGACTCTTTGTTAAATGATACTCTTGCAGCATTACACACGGTGAGATCGCTGCCCATGTGATCCATAAGTTCAACATGTCCTTTATCTAAAACCTCAATTTTCACTGATCATCTCCGTCACTTTTTATCATAATGTAAGTAAAAGTAATTATCCCTAAAAATAAAAGAGACAAAAGAATTGTTTCTATTACCGGCTCACTCATCATCTTCCTCCTCATCAACATAATTAAATTCTACACCATCAACATCAGTAAATGTTTTTGCATAATCAACCGCCCGTTTGTGTAAACTTTCGTCCATCTCTTTCACATAATCTGCATAGTGTGTGGAAAATTCAAACACCGCTTCTAAAAAGGCCCTTACCTCATCACTCATATTTTTTTCCAGTCTTTAATTTTTAGATGTGCTTGAAGGCCATAATAAGAATTTTCGTTAATTATACTTTCAACCTTACTTGCGTCCATTCCTCCGAGAACCATTTCATTTATGTCTTTCTCTTTTATATTACTTGGCCACACGCAAACGGTTTTGCCCTTTTCACATAATGTTTCCATGTAAGAAACAATTTGAGAATTTCTTGGTTCATTATCTAAAACATAAATGAGTTTAGATTTTTCAAAATGAGACGGTGTGTTTGTTATCGCACCAGAGCCAACCAAAGCAACCGAGTTGGACAGGAACATGCAATCAATCGGTCCTTCAACAACGTGAATGGGCTTTGTTGTGTCAACAGTCCACTGGTTAAACCAAAGTCTCTCAACATCCTTCGGTTTTGCCGTGAAATATTTTGGAGTTTCTCCGTCCGTAATCCTTCTTCCTTGTGCGGCATAAATTTTGTTTTCCGCATCAGTAAATGGAATCACAAGTCTAGGTTCACTTGGATATTTTACCTCCTCATTAATTGCTATTGAGGCATACTCGTTAAAGTCATCAACGTAAAAAAGTTTATCATGCCATTTAGTTGGTATCTTTCTGTTCATCACAAACTGTTTACACTCATGATCATCGTTTAACACAGAAATTTTCTGTGTGAAAACAATACCGGCATGTTTAGTTTTAAAAGGCACAAAATCCATTTTTATTTCTTTCTTCTTTGTTTTCTTTTTCTTACCAAACTTTTCTTCAAATGTTTCCATTGAGTATTCACTTGCAAGAGACGGTGCAATTTTTTCTAGAAAGTTTTTTATGTTGCTACCAAAACCACAATTGTGACAACGGTAAAAAAAAGAATTATTTTTTTCGTAAAAGTAACCTCTACACTTTGTTTTATTTTTTTGTGAGTCTCCACAAATGGGACAACGACAATTTGCAAGATTACCCGACTTCCATTTAAAAAGAGAAAGTTGGCCCGAAACTAAATTAATAAACTTTTTGTCAACGAAAGAGGTCATTAGATATTCCAACCACTAACTTTTTGTTTTTCAAATTTTTTTGGTCTAAAGTCAAAACCATTCCCCGGAACATCTTTGTTTTCATAATTAGAATCTGAAAGGTCTTCGTTCTCCTCTGGTTGAACGTCATAAAGTTTCATCTTTGATCTGTCAATACCTAAAACAAATTTTCGATTGACGGTTGCACTGTTATACCGATTCTTTAACTGCTTAACCATGACCTGTCCCAATTCCTCCAACTCTTCGGTACTTGTGATTGCAAACATAAAGTCCGCTGTCTGTGGCAAACCGAATGACTCTGCGGTGTCCTCCAGCCCAACGTCCGTGCTTACAGAACCACCTCTGTTCAATTGTGTGGCAGTAAAGACAGGAACGTTATACTCACCAGCGAGTCCTCTCAATTCCTCCGCAATCGCTTTCACAAAGGTATATGAGTTTACACTTCCATTTGCCTTTAATCTGGATGAAGAGCAGATGTTAATATAGTCAATGAAAATAATATCAGGGACAAAACTTTTTTTCAACTTCAACTCATCTAACAGAACTCTAAAGTGATTTGCATTTGCCGTTGATGTCGGATACTCTTTGATAATTAATTTACCCTTGACATTTTGACTAACAGTTTCAACTTTCTTTTCATACACGCTTTTTGGCAGGTCTCTTAGATCATTTACAGGGACATCAAGTAAGTTGGCATCAATTCTTTCTGCGATTCGTTCCTCTGCCATTTCAAGTGTGATGTAAAGCACGTTAAGATTTTGCAACAAACAATTTGCTGCATGATGACACATATAAAGAGATTTACCAACACCAGTTCCTGCCATCACAACATTCAAAGTTTTTAATGGTGTTCCACCACCTGTAATTTGATTGAACAAATCTAAATCAAAGGGTATTTTTTTCTCTTTTCTTTGATAAAAATCAAATCTGTCAGAGGAATCATCAATGTAATCGTGTCCGATGTGTGTGTCAAAAGAAACAGCCAAGGCATCAGAGAGCATACTGGGCAAAGATGTCCACTTTTTGTCTGGAGAATCTCCTTGTAAAACTTGAATGCCTTCACTCATGGCATTGTAAATAGCACGATATTGACAAAACTGTTCTGTTTCATCAATCAACCATGTTTGATCTACAACCTC